TCATCAGTCAAAGTAAGTTCACCGGCTTCTTCAGCCTCTAGCTCTGCATCTGATTCCTCATCTTCTAAGTCAAGACCTAAATCTTCTTCAGCGGCTTCTTCACCGGCTTCAAAGCCTTCTTCTTCGCCTTCCTCTTCATAAGCTGCATCGAATTCAGCTTCTTCAGGCGTAGGTTCTTCGTCGTCTTGATATACGGGGGCTTCTTCTGTGAACATTTCATTCACAAAGTCTCCAGCTAAGGGCTCCATTTCTGCTAGCTTCATGAAGCGACGAATAGTAGCTTCGTTTAATAATGTTTTCTTAGACATTTTCATCTCCTTGACTAAGTTATGTTAGATGCATCGCATCTTGGGTTTAGTGGCTGTTATAATTAGTATGTTTTTTCAATAAAGTTATTTTTTTGAATTTTCTTTAATACTTCTTTTTCTATTTGAGTTACGCGAACATAAGAAATACCCAAACGCTCCCCCACTTCTTTCAAGGTCATAGAACCATTTTTCTTTATTGCCACTTCAGTACAATTCAGATCTTTTTCGTAATCAATCCACATTCTGCACTCTTCATTTTCACAACATATATCATCTTTATTGCATACTTCTGCACATATTTTCATATATCCTCCTCTCTTTCTATCATATCAAATATATCCTCTATTTCGTCTTGATTTAAACCAAACCGATTAATAATATCTTGTTCTTTTTTTCTTATTTCTTTTGTTTTTTTCAATCTAAACTTTCTTGCGAGCATACTACTTTCTTTAATTTTTTCAATAAAAGGCATAAGGGTGGGGTCTTCCAGAAGGTATGCTTTGATATATTCATTGAAGAACCAAAATTTGGTTACGTCATCAAATTTAAGCTTAATGCGTAAATTAGCATCTAAAGTTCCTAGTGTGGGAACTCTAATGTATTTTGCGTCTTCTGGTAATATTTTTCTTTTTTTCATTTTGACAAGATATGTGTTCTGCTTTCTCCAAGTCCGGCGCTTGTTTGGCGAATAAACTTTGCTTTAAGCCACAATTGAGTAATATTGCGGGCTCCTGAATAAGAAAATCCGGATGTAATGCCATTTCTAATATCACGCAATACATCTTCAACTGAACCTTTAAAGGGGATTCGTGTGGATATACCTTCATTGGAAGAATACTTTCCGCGCCAACTAACTTGGGCTTCTTTGCTAGCCATGCCACGATATATTTTATATTGCAAGCCACTAGCATCTTCAATTACAAATCCTGGTGATTGTTTTGTTCCAGCCAGCATTGAGCCTAGCATTACAAAATCTGCTCCTGCTGCTAATGCCTTTACAACATCGCCAGAACTCCTGATGCCTCCATCAGCAATAATCTTTGTTTCTCTATCACTAGCGGCGCAATCCATAATCGTTTGCAATCCTGGTACGCCATGACCGGTTTGAATGCGAGTAGAGCAAATCGATCCTCCACCGACATTACATCTCACACTGTTAGCGCCCCAGTCAGCTAATGCCTCATAGCCTTCTTGAGTAGCCACGTTACCAGCCATAATATGTACTGAGGCGCCAAGTTCCTTTCTAATAGATTTGATTGCATTTTCAACCAGAGTGTGGTGCCCATGAGCAACATCAACACAAATAATATTCGCACCAGCATCAAAAAGATTGACTGCTCGCTGTAAATACTCACAAGTAACCCCAACTGCTGCTGCAACTGAACGTTTGTTTGTGGTTTCGCGAACTTCTCTCACTAACGCTACTTGTTCTGCGGGGGTGTTATAACGATGAATAACTCCCACTCCCCCATTATCTGATAGGCATATGCCCATTGCGCTTTCTGTGACGGTATCCATTGGCGAGGAAAAAACTGGCAAGTCTAAAAATATATTATCATCTAAATCATTACCGATAACCACCTCTTGCCTGCTCTTTATATCTGAGTATTGAGGTACCAGCAAAACGTCATCATATGTTAGCGCTTCTTCAAACTTCATCTAAAACCTCCCAGAGTTTTATCAACACTTCTAATGGTGCTGTAGTAATAGTGCCCTCTACTGACCAAAGTATTTTATAATAATAATATGGCTTTTTTTCAAATGGTCCAATTTCTTTAACGATCAGGGCACTTTTTTTAGTTTTTCTGTGTTGGATTAAGTCACCGACTTTCACTTTTTTCTACTTCTTGGATGAGCTTATTAAGATACCAGCGCGCCTTTTTCAAATCACGAAGGGACTGTCCCTTGTAGGGATGTCTTGTAACATACTTAACGATGTTGCTTTCCGGATAGTCCATCTTCCAAGATCTAATGTATTCATACGTCTCAATGGCTTGATCGCCTTTCCAATTGATATTATAATGAGTTGGCTTGTTGATGTGATCTTCTACCATCTTTTTGTTCTCGCTTTCCATAGTAATCTCCCTATGTATATCCCTATAAATAAACATGTAAGATTAGATGCTGTTATAAGCAACGCAATAAAAATTTGTTCATCTAGCATGTGAACTCCATTATGTTTTATTCTTTTTTCTTTTGCAATAAAAAAACCACAAGAACTGTGAGTATTATTATTATTTCTACTTGCTTTATAAAATCCGGCGTGGACCGATATTCTTCTATAAGAGTCAGGAGCAAGATTATTCTACTTCAGCCCAGCTGCCCTCAATAACATCGACATCTTTTTCTTCTAATATGCTTATTAGAATGTCCCATCTTTCGGGACTTGCTTCCTCGGCATAAGGATCAAAGAGAACATATGTAGCGTCATAGTCAAAACCTTGTAGACCCTGCACGGCATCCTCGAAAGATGTAACTTTCTCTGGCTCAACACCAAACTTCTCTTCAAAGATTTCTAGAAGCGGAGCATCATTACTGCCCGCTTCCCATTCTAAAAACTCATCAGCGATATCTAATTCTTCTGCTAAATCATAATCAATTGCAAACCCTTTATTTCTTTGTGCATAGTATTCCATTTATAAGTCCTCCTTCTTTTTTTCGAGACGTTCTTCTAAGCCTGCAATAATCTCCATTGCTCTTTCCCAACAGGAAGGGCAATAAAGATTAACTTTTTCTTCTTCTTGCCTCACAACAACATTCCAACTCATTACCTGTTCGCGATCTGTCTTATCAAAATCTTTTTGGCACGTCAAGCATTTATCTGGTAGGTGTCCAAAAAGGGCAACTTTTTCCGCTAATGCTTGGTCTGCCTTTTTCTTTTCTTTTTTAGCTTGCGATCTGCGTAATTTTCTTTCTAAACTCATGGTACTCTCAACTTATTTAATTGCCCACCGGCAATCCAGTTTTGATCACATTTGCCTTGAACCCCAGGTACTGCCCCTGAACCGGTCCACTGCCAGATGTCCCACTCCCTCCAGAGAGTTGTTGTGCGCTTTGGCTCCACTCCGCTATTATAGCTTGCTAGCCATACGGGGTAGGAAGCTAGCTTGTTCTGAAATTCTTTATTGGCTTTCATAACATACATTTGCCACGCCCAGCGCGCCGTATAGACAACTGGTTTAACTTTTGTTTCGCATCCAACTTTATACAGCCAGTTAAGGTACCACTCGCAATTGTAGTTGTCATCTATCTTTACGCCATTCTCGACGTCCAGCATCGGCACCATATCGCCAGTTTCTAACCCTACTTTTTCTAGCTGCTCCAAAAAATGATCAGCTTCCTTTTCCCAGTCAAGAGGATCGTTGCTGTATGTATCAGGTCTTCCAAAGTGGTAAGCACCTACGAGGATATCATTATCTCGTGCATCATGGAACTTCTTTTCAAAGCCAGGATTAACGTGTGTTGTACCCTCGGAAGTTTTTATCCAAGCATATCGCACCCCAGCTTCACTTACCTTTTTGAAATCGATAGTCCCATTATGGCTAGATACATCGATGCCGGGTAACACTTCAATCCCCATGTGCCCAAGGGTTTGCGCTCCAGCAATCCCGTCAATAGTTAGATCATTGTGTTGTTGGTATGCTCTAACTTCTTTTTCTGTTTTCACGCCAAATTTACCATCGGCAACGGTGGGCAAGCTACCTTGCATTCTTTTTACTTCTTGACCCTCATCGCCCTTTCTTAGTGAATATTTGAAACTCATTATATAACTCCTGTACTTCCAAAGCCGCCCATGCCGCGCTCCGATCCTTGATTCAAGGTGTCTTCCATCACTTCTTCGACTCTGCAATGTACAATTGGGATGAGAACGGCTTGAGCTACTTTCTCACCAGGGGCGAGACATTGTGTTTCAGTGCCGATATTGTGAAGATTGATATACACCTCTCCATCGTAGCCAGGATCTACTACGCAAGCCCCCGTAATTAGTTGTCGCTTGGAAGCAATGCCCGATTTATTTTTAATTTCTAACATATAGCCATATGGTACCTCTACTTTTATTCCAGTAGGTATCAAACGAGATTCTTTTGGTGGGATAAAATACTTCTTTGTGCAATCATATAATTTTTTATCACCATTTGGGCAATAGAACATATCCATACCAGCATCAGCAGCATGGGCTCGTAGTGGTAGTTTTGCGTCTTCTCGCAGACGATATACTTTTAGATTCATTAGTTCTCCTTTATCCTAATAATTTCCAATCTCCAATACCCCTGCGGGTAGAGAAGCCCCATTGTTCCTCAAAGTTTAACTTTACCATATAAGGTCGGTTAATAAATATTCTATCTTTATCAGGGCGTACACCCCAACATCTAACATCAGTCATGACTGAATTCTTATCAATTGTCTTTACAACATAGTAAGGACGTCCCTTCGCTGTTTTACGGTTGATCACCTCGCGTGGTATGAACCAAGCTACTCCAAGGTCATGATCCCATTCTGAGATTGTTGGCACCTTGTAGTATTCCAATCTTTGAAGAATATCATCAGACATAATCAACTTGAATGGAAACACTCCTGTGATATTGACTTTTGCTTCGATGTATTCATCTCGTGTGAAGTCCTCAATATCTTTATATTCTTCTACTAATTCCGTCAACTTCTTTAAAGATTTCGGTCTGTTATCAGCTGCAACTGTCCAAAAATGTTTTAGATTGTTGAATCTTTCGTCCATCAAGCAATTTAGCGCTTCTGCTTTGATGAGGACGTTGATTGCTTTCTTATTGAGTTTAGAATAAACAATCTCTTTGTTAAAGAGAAATTCTTCAATAGTGTTAAAGGGTCTGTGTTTGATGATTTGCTCAATTGCTTTTTCTCCTAATCC